CTTCTTTTGGTGGAACCCACCTGGGCACAACTTCGGCGACTACAAACTCCCGTTCGCCGATATCGTTGACGGTCAACCGAGAGCGATTTGGCGGGGCGTCGCTGCTGCGATGGCAGCGTTGCTTGGTGCTCGCGGTGGGGTTGACATCCCCGAAGATGAACGGCGCGCCGTTTACAACCACATCGTTCGCTACTACGAGAAGTTTGACAAAGAGCCACCTGAGTTCCGCGAATACAGCGAAGTGGAACTCAGGCAGATTGAGTTGTTCGGCAATGTTGTCAAGAGCGCTGACGAAGAAGTCGTTCGCTTGCTTGACAGTTACATTTGTCAAGTGAGCGAACTGCTTGATAACCTCAAGCGGCTTCGCGCCGCTTTCGCAAAAACACCGTCGCTGGACGATGAAGGCGTTCAGCGATTGCTTCAAACACTCAAAGACATCAAGGAGGTGCTTTCGTGATGCAGACTGCCGTTTACGACGAACTGATGACGCAACTGCGTCAAATCGCTGACGCTGTGAAGCGTCGCGACGCCGATGTGGAACGCATCAAAGAAGACTCGCTGTCAATCTCAGAGCAACTCGCCGACCAAGGTCAGCGTCAGAAGGCGCTTGACGAACGCGTCTCCAACATTGAACGGGCGTTGTCGCAAAAGGTGGAAGTCGGGTTGGAGAAACTCGCTGTCAAGGGCGACACGCCACAGGAGAAACTTGACAACTTCCTTGCCTTGCGCGTTGATGACCCTCGCGTCAAAGAGTGTCAAGACCTTATTGACGCTTACACGGTCTTTGCTCTTGCGCGAAAGGCTCGCGGTTTGTCTTACGAGTCATCTCACCTCCATCAACGCTTCCAGGAAATTGTCAAGCAGGTAACTGGCGCCCAACTGCCTGGTTACATCCCCATCCAGTTTTCCGCCCGCGTCATTGAACTCATCCGACTCGAACCGACTTTGCGTCGCTTGTTCCCTACCGTTGACATGACTTCCGACACTTTGCGCGTCCCCATTCAGTTAACTGGCACGAAAATCTACAAAGTCGGAGTAGGTGCTCAAATCCCGTTGTCAACGCCAGAAGCACAGTCACCAGTTGAGTTCATCGCAAAGAAAGCAGGTGGTGGCTTCACTGTCGTTGACGAAGTTCAGGAAGACAGCATCGTCCCGCTCATGCCTCTGCTGCAACAAGACCTCGCGTGGGCGTTCGCTTGGGGGATTGACGACGCGATTGTCAACGGTGACGACAGCACGACCCACATGGACAGCGATGTGACAGCGAACAACGACATTCGGAAAATCTGGCAAGGACTGCGCAAAATCGCGCTTGCTGGAACTGCAAAGGTTGACTTCGGTAACCAAGCACCAACTGTTGACAAATTACGCCAAATTCGCTCAGCGATGGGCGTCTACGCTGCTAACTTGAACCAGCTCGTTTGGGTCGTCTCACTTGAAACTTATGTTCGGTTACTGTCGCTCCCTGAAGTTCTCACTGTTGACAAGTATGGTCCGCAGGCAACGGTCATCACTGGCGAGTTGGGCAAGTTTGATGGCATCCCGATCGTCATCTCCCCCGTCATCCGCACCGACCTGAACGCGAGCGGTGTTTACGACGGCACAACCACCAACCGCACCGTTCTGTTCCTTGTCAACCGCGCAACTTGGGCTGTCGCCGAACGACGCAACATCCGTGTTGAAGCAGACCGCGACATCCAGTCGCAAGTAGACATGGTTGTCGCTACTTGGCGCGGTGACTTCAAACCACTTTACCCAAGTGTCCAGAACCACATCGGCATCGGCTACAATGTGCCTCGTTAATGACTTGACAGTTTGACAACAAAAGGAGGCGATAACGATGCCTCTTTTGAAGTGTAAGGTGAACCGTTACATCGGGCGGGGTCTTGACTTGCGTGAAGGCGAAGTCGCTGAAGTTGACGAGAAACTCGCTAATGAGTTGCTCGCTGACTTTCCTGAGTGGTTTGAAGTTGTCAACCCTGAACCTGAAGTGAAAGAAGCGAAACAAGGGCAAACGAAAGAAGTCAAGTCGCGGGTTACCAAGTGAGGTGACCCGCGATGGCTTGGGTTGACGCTTATCAGTTGCGCACGCTCGTTGATGTCCCAGACGGCATCACGCACGAGCGCTGGGAGAAACTCGTTGAAGCGGCGTGCGGCTTCGCGTCACGATACTGCAATCGCATCTTTGACTACGACACTCACACTGAGTTCGTCTTCGTCGTCAACAAGACAGCGTTTCTTCACGCAATTCCAGTTGAGAGCATTACGAGCGTTACATACACCGACGAGACACCCGTTGAAAGCGACTACACGATTGTCAACCCCGCGACTGGACAAATTTTCGTCAATGTCAACGACGGTGTTTGGCTCAAAGTAACCTACACGGGAGGCATGCAGCAAATCCCGCTTGACCTTCAGTTCGCCATCGCTGAACTTGCGCTTTTTTGGGCGCAGCAGCCCGCAGGCGTCACCGACACAAGCCTTGCTGGGGCGAGCGTGCGCGTTGAAGCGTTCCCAAGCCGCGTCCGTGAGACACTTGACAGATATAGGTTGCTGTGGTGATGCCTGTGCGACGGAAAAACATCATCGTCGTTCGTCCAATTGAGCGGGTTGTTGATGGCGAACGAAAGCGTGTCGGAGAAAGAGAGATAGCGCGGTGTGTCGCATTGATTGTGCCTGTCGGTGGCAGAGAGGCTGAGACATTACTGGGCACTTATGGTGTTGTGACACACCGCGCTGTCATACAACCGCCACCATCGGGTTGGGTCGTGAAAGTCAATGACGAAATCGTTGTCAACGACAAGCGTTTTCGCGTCGTCGCTGTTTCGCTTTACGACATCGGGTCGGTCCTTGACAGGCTTGAACTTTTGCTTGAGGCGATTGAGTGATGCTGAAAGTCGCTGTCTTAGGCGCTCGTGAAGTCGTGCGAAAGATGAACGCAGCAGTGATGCGCTCAAAGCAACTTGAGCAAGTTGTCAAGAAGGCAGCATTGCTCGTCGCAGGTGAAGCGAAGCAGCGCGCGCCAATTGATACTGGTCACCTGCGTCGTTCAATCACGGCAACGACGGAGCGGCAAGGTGTCAAGGTGCTCGGTCGCGTGGGCACTAATGTGCACTACGCACCGCACATTGAGTTCGGTCGCAAACGCGTCATCACGCCCGTTAGGGCGAGAGCGCTGCGGTTCACTGTCAAGGAGTTCATCGGCAAAAAAGGTCGGTCGCGGTTGCAGCGGAATGTCGTGTTCGCGAAACGAGCCGAAGCAGGCAAGCCTGGACAAAAAACGGCAACTTGGGAACGGGTTGCAGGTGACCGCATCGCAAAACCGTTCCTGCGACCTGCGTTGAAAGCGTGTGAGCCGAAAATCCGTGAGTTGGTCAACAACTTTGTCAAGCAGGTGTTTGAGCGATGAGACTACATTCGCACGATATTGCGAGAGCGTTGCGGAATGCGCTTTGGGAGCAATTTCAAGCGAACTTCAATGTCGTGCAAGATGGTTCGCTGCGCGATTGGGCTTATGGGTTGACAAAAGCGGAGTTACCAGCGATGTTGGTCTCGCTGCAGGAAACAGAGGTGCGCTATCAAGGCAAAGCGCTCGCTGAAGTCACTGAGCGCTTCAACATTGACATTTTGTTGCCGACAGCGAACATGCAAAACCCTGAAAGCGAAAAGCGTCCAGTTGCGTTGCAGGTCGCTAATTGGCTCATCGCAAATGAGATAGCGCCGAACTTGACAGAGTTTCAGTTACGAAGTCAGCGCGTCGTCGCGGTTCAATGGAACCCGCCTGACGCTGCTGACTTGATTGACTTAGCGCAAACGACAGCCGTTCGGCTCGTCGTTGAGATTGTTTACTACACGCCATAGAGGTGATGGCAAATGAGGACGCACATTAGCGACTATCTCGTTTACAAGCAAGAAACTGAACACGGTCAAGAGCCGCAAGGTTCGGCGTCGCCACTCTACATCGTCGTTGACGGCGAAATTGAAGTCAACGAGAACTTGAAGGTTGAGAGCGCAATCGGTGGCGTCGTCCGCTACTACTCAATCGTTGAACCATCTGCGTCAGCGACGATTCTCGTCGTGCCAAGCGCAAAAACTTTCATTCAATCAGCAAAGCGCTCGGTTGGTGACTTGACATCTTACACACTTGAAGGCGGGACGAGCGATTTCGGCATCAAGTTGTTCGGTGCGTTCA